GTCTTTTCATCACAGGTTAAATTATTGCAATTGATACCATCCTGAAGCCTATCATATAAAGCAGAACCAAGAGCAGGTAGGATAAACATATCCTGTGCTGTCTTGATTTCAGGCTTAATAAGCTTTTCATCAACATTATAATGCAGCCCTGATCTTTCCTTGATTGTGTCTGCTGATATGAATAATATGTTTAAACTCATTTTATTTTCTTGTTACAACGTTTGCTTTCCATTGATGTCTGCAAAAAGGTCTATGCCTATTTGTGTCAGGTATTGTGTACCAACCTCCACCTCTACTAAATACATCATATCCAAGTCTTGCACTCATCGCTTCAATTTCACTTCTGCTGTACATTTTAGAAGTTGTTACAAAGTATTTACAAAACTCTCTTGAAGTATCTAAATCACTATTGTTAAACCCCTGCCTCCACTCATATGAATATCTGATCAAAAACTCAGTTGTCTTTGGCTTCATGCTTTCGACTATTTCGGATATCGGTGCAGTCAGCTTTCTTTCAATAATGATTGATTTGTCATCTCCCTTACCAATAGATGTTTCTTTTGATGTTATATATCCTTTTTCTTCAAGTATTCCGATCACTCTTTTAATAGCACCAACATCCTCTTTCAAAACCTCTGCAATAACTTCAGGTGTAATTCTTTTGTCCTTTGTGATTAGGTCCAAAATATTTGACTGCAATTGTGTTACATCTTCAAACAATTGCGTTTCATGAAAATATGCCCTTTGCTTAAATAAGTTAAAGTTTTCTTTGCTTTCACCAAATTCATCCAATGATGAAAAATCAAACTGCTGTGACATCTGTACTGATTGTTGTACAGAATCTTGTACAGGATTTTGTACAGTTTCAGGTTGATACTTTGTAATGTCAATACCTGCCTTTTCAAGCAACCATTCTTTTGGTGCAATCTGAAGCAATGCAGCCTCTGTTAAATCAATTCCGATTGGTTGCGTTGGAATAATCTTCATTTCCTCATTATACCCTGCATATCCTGCCAACATATTAAATGTTGACTCCAAAAACATTTGCTTTGCGTTTACATAGGTATTCTTGAAAATCTCATAACCATCTCGCATTTCAGTTCTGCTTCCAAGTTTACCTGCTTCAGCAATACCAAAAATCGAAGGTGTTGTAATCTGATGACCGCTAAATATGTTAGTTTGAATCAAGCTGTCCACATTTGCAAAGTCCTCTTTTGTTAAATCAGACTGCCCCAAATCATCAATGATTGGCTTTCTTGAAGCATCATTGACAAAAGCTAACATATACTTTATACCATCAGCACCTGTGTAAGTGTTCTTGAATTTACGGTGAATAACACTTTGCTCATCGGGTGAAGGATCACCGTTTGGAAGTGTTATAAGTTTACTTGCACTAAATCCTGTCTTAGCATTTCCAAGAACGTGCTTTGAAACTTCAATATCGCTCTCAATGTAATTTAAAGCCCCAAAATAACCCGGTAAAGCATAAACCTGTGTATATGGTCTATATTCTTTTACATACAAAATTTGGCTTCCCTGTGGGTTTTTAGGATTGAACGCAGGATATACCTTGTATTTTTCCTTATTGTCTTTCCACTCCTCTTTGTACCAAAACTGAGTGTTGTCTTTATTGGTCCTGATTTTAGTATAATCAATGTGCCATATTTCAGCAACCTTATTGAGTCCCCAAATAACCTCCATATAAGCACCACCAAATATCTCGATGTCCATGCTTACTTTCCTTGTCAAGTCATCTAAGCTTTCACTCCTATTTACCTGATCAATAAAAGCCTTGTTTCCAACCCATCCGTTTCCGCAAACATAATGGACCTTTGACTTTATGATTGAATTATGCTTTGCAGACTTATTGAAAAGTTCAACAAGGTAATTCGGATAGTCGTTTCTGTGTCCATAACCTACCCAACCTTCGCCTTTCTTTTCAATGTATTCAGGCTGCTTTGCTTCGGCAAACTGAACCAATACAAATTGATTTTCTAAACTCATTGTCTAATTTTGTATGTATCTTTTGTTGTATATTCTGTGTAAACGTTTTCATCATCTTGCAACATCATAATACCACTTTCCAAAAGCACCAATCCTGTTGTACTTGTATTTGTTGCTGATGTTTGTTGATACACAGAATAAGTATATTGACCGTTTAACTTGCTCAAAAAGTATTGATTAACATTCAGCAAGAATTTATTGTACCTATCCTTGTATAAAGATAAATCTTTTGCGTTGGTTAAAACAAATTTTACTTCCGTATTTGTTGACCTTTGCTCAAAGACAAATAAATAATTGGGAGCAGAAATTGTTTGCTTCTCTGTTAACGTTAAGTATATATTCTGTATTTGACCTTTAGTTAGTGTAATCACATCAATAAATGTCAGGATTGGTTGAATTTAACAAAAATGCCCCACCGAAAGGCAGGGCATGATCATTATAAACCTACTTATTAAGAACCCGGTGTTTCAAGAGCACCTGCAACTGTTGAATTAACTTCAGGTGCAAGTTCAGCCTCTTGACCTGTGAAAGTCAAAGAGTAACCGCTTCTGTCACCAAGTGCAGCACCTGATTGAGCAGAACCGCCTGTGATATCCAAGCCTTTAGTCAAACCAAGATACCAATATTTTCCGTTATTGTCTTTAGCTACTGCAACCAAAAGATTCTTAGCCAACAACAAGATTTCGTTTCTTGTTGCAGCTTGTAGCTTATTAAGAATGATTGTCAACTCCTGCTGATAGAAAATAGTTCCGTTTTCAACAGATGCATTCACATTCTCAACAAAGCTTGAAGTTCCTTTTACAAGTTCATATTTGTAAAACCTCTTACCCTGTTTTTTGGTTAGTGCTGTCATGACACCACCTGAAACAGTATAAGTGCTTACATCTTGTGAAGCCATAAAATAAACTTCGGTTATACCACCTAAAGAATCTTTACAGTCTAATGCATAGCCGCTTGTGAGAGAGCATGGCATATTTAATTAATTTACTTATTCAAAAATAGGGCAGTTTTTTAGGCTGCCCTGTGTATTGTTAGAGAACGAATTTCACAACCTCATCAGGGAATGCGATATTCACACCCATCTTGAACTCAGATACGAAACGTACTTGATCAGCTTCTTTTGCGTAGAAGATTTCAAATTTTTCTTCTTCGTTCAAAAGGTCTGTACCCAAGAACAAGTTGCTCAATCTCAAAGCATATACTTTGTTTGTTCCGTTCAAACCTGCAACAGCTACAACTTTGATTGAAGTACCCGGAAGGATAAATTCGCTGTCAGCTTTTACATCGATTGAATAATGGAATTGGTTAGCATTTTTCAATGCAACTGTGTATGTTCTGAATACATCTTGACCGCAGAAGATAGTCATATCATCAGCTGCTACAACCTGTGCAGGGATAGCTTGATAAACACCATCAAAAATGCTGATTACGTTGTCAGCAGTAATGCTTGTCAAAGGAGCACCCGAAATATAGGTTGAAGCATTTGCAGCAACTACTCCTGAAGCAGCACCGATCAACTTAACCAAACCATCAAATTTATTGAGGTTTACGTTAGCTGAATTTGTGTCGCCTTGCCACAACGCAGTTTCCAATTGTGCAGCGATTCTTTTTGCTTTCTTCTCAGAAAACTCTTGTTCAAAAGGAATGCTGTCGTACATTGAACCTGTAGGCAATGCTTTTTGAAGATACTTTGATTCCAAATCTTTTGGACAAAGAGCTTCGTTTACTTTAATTTTTCCAACGGTTACAGTACGCTGTGTGAAAGTTGTAGCACCTGAAGCTGTAAAGCCACATGATCCACCACTTTGGAAAATTGCGTCTGTGTCCATGATATTAATGGTTTCAGCGGATTTAACTCCAACCATTACGTTACCTGCACTCTTAATCAAAGATGCAGTTTTAGCACCAAGCACACTTGATGTTACAAGCAATGCTTCGTTTTGTTCTGTGTATGCTGCAAGAGCATCGACATTAAAAGCCATTTTTCTTAGTTTTTATTGTTTAAAATTGCGTTACGATATTTATTAAGTCTGTCGAACTTAATGTCTTTTGTTGATTCAAACTTGAATGATTGAGGTTGCTCAATCGGATCAGCTTGGGGAACTTTTGATATTTCTTCAATAAGTTCAACTACTTGGCTAAAACCTTGCTTGGCTTTGGCTTCCATAGTTTCAATTCTTTGATTCAATGCCTTATTCAAGCCTTCCAATTCAGCTATTTTAGCAGCGAATTGTTCAGCCATTTCTTGCATCTTGTCTTCCATTTTCTTTGATTCAACTTCAACTTCAGGCATATCAGCTTCAGGTTGTTCAGCAGCTTCGATTTCGGTGATCTTACCACCCAAAACAGAAATTTGCGAACCATCAGCAAGTTGATGATCACCATCAGGAGCAAATGAACCATCTTCCAACTTAACTTCACCACCTACTTCCATTGAACTGATCATAACCTTTGTGCCATCAGCAAGTTGATATTCAGCGAAGTCAGCCTTCACTTCCTCAACCTTTTCTTCGGCTTGTGGCATTTCTTCGAACAATGCCTTGATTTTTAGTATTGCGTCTTTCGGATTCATACTTTTATTTTAAATGTGAATTAATACTTTTGTTTACCACTTAACCGATGATAAAATTTCCTTTATATCATCAATCATCTTCTGTTCCTTAGATTTTTCTTTCTTGTATTCAAATATACCTTCAACTGAAAAACCTTTCACTTCGCCTCTTTTTACCTTTGCCCATGCCTCATCATTATACACTTTAAAGCTTCCAAACCATGAACCTTCCGGAGCATCTTCAAATCCTTTCATTGGTGGGATTCCCCTTTCATTGTCAGATATAAATGACTCAAACATAACGATGTCTTCAACCTTGAAATCAGGGTTGTGCTCAACATTTACATTCGCTTGATAGCCTTTCTTAAAAAACTTTTGAGCAATTTTGAGAATAGTATCTTTACTGAAAGTAACGTAATAATCGCCATGAGTATCATCACTCCTAAAAATTGGAGTGTCAGCCAACATAAGAGGACCGCTGATAATTCGCTTTTCCTCAGAAACGATTTCAAAATTAACTTTATCTTTAAAAGCATTCCAATTCTTTTGGATTGCAGGTCTGTCCACCAATGCCACAAAATTAACTTCAGCATCATCATTGACATCTTCTGAAATCATTAATTCAAATAATGGTAATTCCATAATCATAAATGTTTAATAAGTTGTAAAGTTTCTACTTAACCGAATTTAGCTTTTTGTTTAATCGCCTCAATTCTCTTTTGACTTGAAGTCATATCGCTTTCAACAACGTATGCTTTGACTGCCTGATTGCCAAGTGCATTAATACTTGACTGATCAATTCGTGTCATTATTGAACTTGTTGTTGGTACAATAGGTGCATTCATATTTAAGCCACCTGTCGGAACACTTCCACCTGCACCACCTTTACCCGGAACAGGGGTTTTAACAATGTTCTTTACAGCACTCAAACCACTTGCAAGAATTGTTGCAACTGAAGCAACCTTTTGAATCGTTCCGAATGGTTCAGGAATTACAGTTTTATTTGATAAAACTTCAGTAACACCTGTGTATGTATTTATGATTGCTTGTGCCAATGACAATGCCTTTCCTGCTGCTGTTGTTTGACCAACAACTTCAGACAATTGACCAAGTGCAGCTGCTGTCATATAATAAGCATCTCTCTTTGCGTTCTCTCTTGCAAGAGTATCATCAGCAAGTTTCTTTGAATCAGCTTGTTGTTTTAAAATATCTTTATTTCTCTGATCTTGTAATTGTGCTTGTGATTGTTCCTCTTGTGCAAATAGATCAGCAACTGTGTCGCTTTCCTCTTTTGCTATTCTTTTTGCTTCCTCACTTCTATTTTCAATTGCCTGTTTTTCAAGTTGCCATGCCCTTCGCTGTGCCTCAGCCTCATCTTCTTTGAATCTTTCAAGCCTTGCAAGTTCATCTTTATATTCTTGTTCTT